GCATAAGCACGCATAAGATGCCAACGAATGTCATCAGTATGAGAACCATAAAGTAATGAACACAACACTTTTTCAGTTTCTGGATTAGGAAGATAATACTTACCATATTTAATAAAAGTGTGAGAAAGAAAGTCCAACTTTTCAGGAGGCCTTGGATTCCAACAATCAGTTTTAGTAGTAATACCAATTCCTGTCCAAACGTGAGCAATTGAGATAGCATTAAACCAATCAACAACAGCATCTGAACAAGTAAAAGTGTTATCATCCCCACATAAGAGAGCTACGACATTATCCATAAAAGCAACATAATCATATTTCAAATTATCAGGAGCTAAAATGGCCCAAGCATAAAGAAGAAGAATAAGCAGAATCATAGTATTATCATTAATAGTATTAGAAGAACCAGATGGAATTCCTGTATGTTTTCGGAATAACTCACCTGTTTCCATAACAACTAAACTATGAATAATAGCATCATACAAATTAACTAATCTCTTCCAATTTTCTGGGGTTTTATATTTAGGCGCTAACAACTGCCATCGAATATCACGGACAGCTAAAATTAAACGCTCCAATATGGATGAATCATATTCGCTCTCATCAAGAGCAAAGCCATTTTTAAACTTATTAAGTTTGTGGAAAACAGCATCAAAACCACGGAAAAACTTTGTAGCACCAACAAATGAAAAAGTTTTTCCTGCACTATCATAGAAACGATTATTCTGATCAGCACACATTCTATTTAAATTAACAGAATGTTCAAATGCTGATGCACAAAAAGTTCGAATCTTATCAAGAATAGCTCCATATTCCTTTAGCTTAGAGATATCACGAAGTTCATCTTTTAATGAGTTAGTCCAGATTACTGGATCACTACAAAAATTATTCCAATAATCTTCTAGCACACGAGAAGCTACAGGATCCTCCATCATTTCTTCCTTTGAATGAAATTTTAGATTCCAAGGAAAGCCACAAGAAGTTTGCTTATCCATTGCTGAGTAAGCATCTTCTAATGAAATAACATGTGAACCATTCATAAAAGGAAAGAAATGTTTCAAACAGGAAAGACAAGCAAAGCTAAATGCTTTCTCATCTAGGGGGTACTGCCGCTTATCGTACTTAGAAGCGGAATAATAGGATGAATGTCGCCATGATAAATTATCTTTCTTAAAAACAGGGCGACGATACTTGCTAGGGATTTGAAGGTTATTCAAAGATAAGAAACTAAGAAAAGATCGATTAACTATTTCAGTGGTTTTATACAATGAAAAACGAGTAGTGTGCCCAATATGATCAGTATTTCCTTGACGAAAATATTGTTTATAATATTCAGACACAAATGCCCACGATAATTGATCCCCATTCTCTTTAAAAACCTTCTTATTAATATATTTATTATAATAAGAGGCCAGGGCGATAAAGGAAGGGGGTGGGCTGTCTAGTTTAAAGAGACTGACTCAACACCAATGAATTCATTTCTGAAACCACCGGCATTATGCCAACCTACTTGCTTTCCATTAAGATCCAAAACAGGACCTGAGCAATCTCCAGCAAGTGAAGTACATGTATAAACGTATATAATACCGCAATCTTTAACAAAGCGATCAGTTACTGTACCATCACTCGTGTGAATTGCTCCCTTTGAATCAAAAGTGGCTAACTTAACTTTATCTCCTATTTTTGTGGAAGCAATGCGAAAATTCTGAACTTGAATAGCTTTTCCATCAGCTAGAGTTTCAGTAAAAGCACCTTCCCACTCAGTAGGTTTCAAAGGATAATACATCTCATCAATCATTTGACTTGGTTTATTTTGATAATAAACCTTAGTCCAAGATGAATAAGGAATGATACGGGATAATTTGCCAATAACTAACTCAATAGAAGTATAAGGAATATCAGTTTCATCAAAAGGATTATTATTATTATATAACCAAACATGAGCTGCTATCCAGATTTTACTTTGATTAATAGACAAGTTACACATAACATCATCACCTTTAGAATCTTGAACACGCTTACCCTCTAATAATGGATAAGCCCTGCCAATTTTATAAGGGATTGTTGAGATATCAAATTTAAATGAGCCAGGTACTACAGATTCTTTCTGCAGTTTTTTCTTAGAAGACTCTTTATGTTCTGCTACAATGTTTTTTGCTACTTTCTTCTTATTACTCTTAGTAGATTTTGCTAACTTTGACTTCTTATGAAATTTCCCACAAGTCAAATCACACTGCGGATTTTTACATGAATTATTGTAATGACAAGTAGAACATAAACGATACTTTGGCTCAATAACTTGACCACAAGGACAAGTTTTTGGTTTAGTAGATTCAAGAAGAGACCTTGAAATTGTATCTTGAAGTGCTAAATCATTAGGAAATGTTTTAACAACATCACAAATTGTAGAAACAGAAGCTGAATTTGTTTTTCGCTCATCATTAAGAAGAAATTGACTCTTATAATAACTATCTTGCATCATTTTCATTAAAGCTAAGCTAACCAATTTAAAAACAATAAATTGGCTACTGGCATACAAACCATTCACCAAAGCTTGACTGTTAAGATAAGTTTCAAATATATTATGAAATGTAAATAAGAGAGGAACAATACCTTCTTTCTTCTTTAAGATAGGAGGAGTGAACATTGCTAGAATTGCTGAGCCACAGCAGTAAATATGAAAGTCATGAAAAATAGTAGACTCCACAATTTCTGGTTTAGATGCATAAGTAATAAATTCACTCTTTATTGGCTTATCGCAAATATCACAAGTAAAAGCAAGATCTCCATTTTCCAGATTTAAAGATTCCAAAACCTTTAATGTTTTCTTATTATCAGAACAAATAGGTTTTCCTGTAGATTCACAAACAATCCAAGATTTAATAGGTGGCAAAGGAGAAATTAATTTACCTCCTTTAGCTGCTTGTTTAATGCTTTCTAAAACAGAACCATGTTCATTATAAAGAACTTCATAATCATCGTCCCCTATAAAAGTCTCCATTTCAGCAATATCATCCTCAATATCACGTTGAGCCTCCTCCATATTATGGAGTATTTCAGCATATGTGTCATAATCCACACCAAAATCCTCAGGATACCAAGGATCATCTTCACTTAAAAATTCATCAGCAGCATTATAAGAGCCATTATTAAACCAATGACCATGTGCTTCTAAATAGATTAAATGATCTTCGGGTGTAGCTGGG